CTCCTTGCGGAGCAACCAGGGAAGTTGAGATAAAACGACCCTAGCATCGTAATGCGACCCACTAAAGACGGTGTGGCTTCTAAATCCACTCCGACTAGGACGCAAACAATGCGAAAGTATTATCGTCAGCTCCGTAGAGCTTTCGAATGTACTTTTCTTGCAGTAGGGTGGGAGAAAGAGTCTTATCAAAAGATAAGGTTCTTCAACCACCTGAATAAGCAACTGAGGAAGTCTTCCGTGGAAGACGTCTTCGGGCAAATTAAAGCTGCGTGTGTTCTTGCGAGGGCTCGGGCCTTAAACGGCCTCGGCGTTCAGAAGAACATACCGAATATTTCAGGGATCATTATTCCGAGCGGTTATCATTGCCGCCCCGAACAATTATTCCAAATTTCTTGTGTTAAGCGTGCTCTCCCCCTGCCCACGGGCAAAGAGGTAGCGGCTGCAACACGAGAGTGGCACGAAGTTGCGAGAAAACCCGCTCCTAAGGTTTGGGGTCTGGCCTCGGCCGGACCTCGACCAAAGGAGTTTTCAGGGATTCCTCGAACCTCACAAAATTTGTGGGACAAACTGCCTAAGGCAACTAAGAGTTGGCTTAAGCGGTTACGTCGCAAAGCAAGGCGCTATACAAACAAGGTTCCCGATTTTATCGGGAGCTCTGCTTGTGCGCAATATAGTTGTAAGGAAGGAGGGCGTACTAGGTACGCTATGGAGCATTCGACTCTTGAGCCGGACGCTCCCCTCCTTGACCCTACTCATAAATGGTTCAAATCTCCGCGGAGAGCGAAAGCTCTCCAACGAAGAAATGAAAACCTACTAGAACCTAGTACAAACCCCTTCCCTATCGCCCCCTCAAGGGTGGTAGCTGTGAAGGAACCTGGAAAAGTTCGCATGGTTACAGTATCCGACGCACGTGTCGTCGGGTCTGCCCACAGAATTAGAAAGGCGCTTTTCGACGCCGTCACGTCTCGACGTGGCGGCGGCGAAGCCCTTAAGTTTCTTCCGTCAATTCTCCCTTTTGATCGGCGTAAAGCCGATGAAATGGGGAAGCGATGGGTTTATTCAGCAGATCTTTCGAAAGCAACTGATGGTTTATCCCATGAGTGGCTATCGTGGATCTGTAGGTTTTTGGATCTTCCTTCATCGTTAATTTTCAGTAATATGAAAGTTATCGATGAGGATTCCAATATATATGAGGTGAAGAGAGGAGCGTTCATGGGCCTTCCAGCTTCATGGCCGCTCCTCTCTCTCTCACATCTAATCATTTGCGAACGTGTCGATCCCTTTGGGCTTTTCTGGCTCAAGGGGGACGACATGATCGCTTATTGGAGGCCTTGCCAGTGGAGTTTTTATAAAACTCTAATGGCTGCCACCGGGATGACGGTCAATGAGGGGAAGTCCTTCAAAGCGGCTTCATACGGCACCTTTTGCGAGGGGCTGTACGAACTCCGGGATGAAGGGTTCTTCCTCAAACCGTCGATGAGCATACGAGGCTTTGTACATGTTTCCTCTAAAGGAAACTTGTATGATAACCTCGCTACTTGTATGGACGAAGCAATCCGACGCGGTGTCTCTCGACACCGTGTTTGGACTGTAGCCCGATATTCCAATCGAGATGCCCTTATCTTTGCTAAAGAAAGGAGCATAAGGTGGTCATTGCCGCGTGAACTAGGCGGTTTGGGGCTCCCTCCGGAGTCTCCAAACAGCTTGGTTCCTGCATTAATTCGTCGGATCTTTTGGGGAAACCTTGATAAAGGAATCTCCCGGGATCCAACTTCGTACATGCCTCAAAAGCCCTTTGGCCAGAAATGGTCAAAGATCTTATCGAGGATTGAATATCGATCTGGGGTGGCGAAACCATGTGTTCACCTCCCCATTATCGAAGGATCGGCTAGGTCGGCCCTTGCTCTTTTAGAGCTCGGGTCGGAGCCGACATTTATATCGAAGGGCCGATTTTTGGGTGCTCTTTCACGCCGTTGGAAGACGGTGCTTAAGAGACAAACCGAAAGATCGGACGCCCTTGACTTAACATGGGGTGGGATGTATAGTGCGCTAGCGCACCTTGCACCTACCTCTAGGAGTCTCCTTGACGTACTCGGCCATTGTGGTCCAGTATGTCGAGGCGAAATGAAATCACGGTTAGCTGAATTATCCTTGGATGACCCAGCTACCAATTAACAGTTAGCACGTCGCGTCCGCAACCCTAAGGTCTACTGCGTGAGGCACCATTGCCAAGAACGTACACTGAACGGGTTCTAGTGCAGAAATTGGCTTGAAAACCATTCCGGGTAAGGAGAAATCCTATCCCCGGGGGTCGTCCACACATTCGTCATTACATGATGAAG